TACTCCTTTTATAACACCTTTGTTCTTAGATGCATAGAATATCTTTTCACCCTTCTTTTTTCCATATTGTTTCTTCATGGATTTCATAATTTTTTTACCTTTTTTGTTTAATGGCATTATTCTTCTCCTGTCACTATTGCTGCTTGCTTGACTCCAGTCTTCGCAAGGCTAACTCCAGCTCTTAATTTAGCTAAATCTTCGTTTTGCTCCATTTTATCCTCTGCAATATCACCTTGTTGCATCAATCTTGCTCTTGCAAGGTCGATTTGGGCCTCATCGTTGTCTTTTTTACGTTCATTTTCCATTGCACGTAGGTCAACTTCACGTGATTTTAGTTTTAGAAGAGGGTCATTGTCAAATTGTGACGTAATTTGCTTCTCTTCTTTCATATATTCCTCTGTCATTTCTGCAATTAACACAGATTTTCTAGATTCAATCTGATTTGTAAGCGCTTGTAGCTGTGCTTGTATCTGTGGATCCATGGCAGCTTGTTGTTGCATCATCATCATTTGTTGCATTTGCTCTCTAAACTCTAATTGTACCTGTTCTTGTGCCATCAAACTAATATGTTCTAGAATATTTTTTTGTATCGCTGCCATAACCGCAGGATTGTTTCTAACAATATTGGTTGACATAAAATTTAGGTGAGCTGTAATGTGTGCTCTGTGATCCTGACCTGGAAAAGCTTGAAACGGTTTACCAGCTAACGCATTTATATGCTCCATGCTTGGGTCCATCGGTGCTGTTGGCGCTGGTGGTGGTAAAACCGCATCCACATTCTTAACACCGATTGCTTCATACATATTTCTGTATATCTGATACATGTTATGTAGCTGTGGATTTGATGTTGCTATCTGTAACTGTGTCTGTGCAAGTGTAATTCTTTGTGACATAGAAAAAATATTTGGATCTGCAACTGGTACAACATCTATTCTATCATCAAAATCTGCTTGTTTAACATTTCTTGCACCACCAACAACATCGTATGGATACTCCGGTGGTAGATATTGTGATACTACTTTTGCAAGTAATTTAAATTCATCTTTCATAGCTGCATAACATCTCTTGTGTATAGCAGACATGACTCTTGAACCACGTTCTAATAATGCAACTGTGGTTCCAACTGCTGCTGCCTGGTTACCGTCACCAACCTGCATATCAGCTATAGCTGCAAATCTTTGTCCTGCTTGAACAACAATACCTAAAAGATTCAATAATGTCTGTGATGGTTCTTTGTATGGTAACGGAAAGAATGCATCTCTTAAATTACCACCCGGTGCATCTACATCTTTAAACTCACCTGGTTGTATTGGAGCTGCTTCATCTCTAACTCTAACGCCTCTCTGTTTAAATCCTGCTGGTAAGTTAGATAAAGTTCCAGCATCTAACAATTGACGGAGAGCCGCCGTTGCCGTACGGCTCAATCCGCCAATCATGTGAATGAGTCCAAAGCCATAAAATCCTAGTCCTGGCAGAAATTTAAAGTGGACAAAATATTGGATCTTATTTTTCTTTAGATCATTGGGCGCATAGTTTCTCCGTATGGAGAGCACTACTCGGCTGCCTTCTTCTACAGTTACTATGTAGGGCAATTTTATTCCTGTTGGTTCATTGTTTGAACCAACCTCTTCGAAACCTTCTAAGTCTAGATTTACATGACACTCTAACAGAGTATACATAGTTTCTTGTTTACCAACTTTTTTAGTGCCATCTAATTCTTTTTCTTTTTTCTCAACAGAGTTTTGTTCTACGTTTCCTGGAGGTGAAAGTTCTATGTCTCTGTAAAAACCATTTACTTGTTGTTTACGTAATTCATTTTCTGACATTTTAATCACATGTATTATTGACTCCGCATCATCTAAACTTGTTGCTGTATATGGCACCACCAGTTCATCAGCTGGTACAAACTTTGACACGACTCTACCCATTGGTACGTCGTAATAAACTTTTTTAAATGTTGAACCTGAGAGAGGTAAATGAAATAACATAGAATCAAACTCTGCTTCGTACTCTTGCATCTCATCCATGATTAAATAATTCATGTAATCTTTTACACGAACAGCCTGTTGTTCTGTCTGTGGGTTCTTAACACCTATGACCTGTGTTCTAACTGGGCCATCGGCTGGTAATAATTCTTTATAAGCTTGTGCTTGAAACTGTGTAACTGCTTCTGCTAACACCGGGTGTGTTGCACCAGATGCACCTTGAAAAGGCTCTGTTCTATTTTCATATTTAAATCCTAAAAGATCCAAACCTGTTTTATAAGAGTCCTCCCAATCTTTTCTTGATGCTTTGTAATCCATGTAGTTTTGCACCATGTCATTGCCAACAGGTTCTAAAACATCATCAGGTAAAAGTTCTGCTAAATTATCAAAATGTGATTCTGTGCCAGGTATATTTACAGCACCTGGTTCATAATCAATAGTCGCTCCACCATCTTCTTCTGGTATAACTTCTATCGGTCCTTTTGGATCTTGTCCTTCTTGTTCCTGAACAGCTACTTCTTGTAATTCCGCGTCTGACGGAATCTCTTCTTTGTTTCTAGTGTTCGGGAGTCCTTTGTCTATTTCTGCCATATGTTACTCCTATATATTCTTAACACGGTTTTTTAAAGATCGCAACCCTTGTGAGTCAGGGTTCATTGATACTGTCTGTGGACCTTCATCTATACCAGCTAATTTAGCAATACCACCACCCGCTAAACCATATGGGTACATAAATTGATTTGCTTGAGAAAATGCTACAGCTGGATTATCTACAGCTCTTAGGTTTAATAATTTTTCTTGTCTACCCTCTTCAAATTTAGGAAACACTTTACCTATAAACACTGGTCCTTTAGATTCTAGTTTTTGTATTTCTGCAGCTTTTACTGCCTCGTCAAGATCTTGTTTTGTATCTTGGAATTTGCCTGACGCCATGTCCCCAAGAATAGTATCCTCCATGTTTAATCCAACAGGCGGTTGGCTTCTATAATTTATAAGAAGATTCTCTAAATTTTTTTGTTCATCTTTTAATTTTTGTTCTGCTCTAATAGCTGTATCTGTTTGTAACATCTCATCATCAGCTATCATAAATTGATCTTTAGGTTGTTCTCGAAAAGCTTTAACTTGATCTTCTAGGTTACCGACTTTTAAATCTTGTTTTAAAATAGTATTTAATGTGTTCGTTTGTTTTAAAACATTTTTTATACCTGAAAGTTTATCGTTTGTCATACCTGGTAATGTGCCAAATCTTTTTATTAATTCTTTGTCTGGATCTATTTTTGTTTTTTCTCCAAGCGCATAGTTAAGTAAACTATCACCTATTGTTTCTTTAAAAGTTTTACCTGTTGTCAACATATCGTAACCAACAATACCTGCCTCAGCTGCAGCGGTAAATGCTAGTGCAGCAGGGCCAAACAGACCACTTAATGTAAAAGCACTACCAAGTGACCTACCTGCTTTTAAAATCTGTGTTGCAAGAGCACCTTCTTGAGGACCAAGTTTTACACCTGTCTTAATTGCTTTCTCTAATCTATTTCTACCACTTATCGCACACTCTGAAAGACCTGCTGGTCCTTTCGCATAACCTATCCTACCACCCCTGCTAAAGTTTGCTCTACATTTAGGGTTAGCAGAAAAAGATGCTAAAAGCTTTTGAATTTCTTGTTCAGCAGGTTTTATCTGTTTTGTAATAGCTTTTTGTTTTGATTTTAAATTTTTAAAAGACACATTTGCTTTTTCAAACTCTGATTGTAGCTTTGGATCGTTTATAAAATTAAAAACCCTTTGATAAATTTCACCAAAATTTTTTGGAGATAAGTCTGTTTTTAAATTAAAAGGTTGTGCACCGTAGTCTATAATTTTACCAGTCTTTGTAATACCACCAAATTCTTTTGGTAGATAACTTTGTAAATTAACAATTGCTTCGAATGCCTCTTTATTTTTTGTTCTATAGGCTATTCCTAATACGTTATCAAATTGTGCCTTAAAAGCACGTTGATTTAAAAATTCAGGTATAGGTCGAAGTCTAATTAAATCTTTAGGGGATACACCTTTTTCTAATTCTCGAAGAAAATTTAAAGGAACAACGTGATCTAGATTGGCTGCAAAAAATTTACCGTATTGTGTTTTTTTAATTTTATTATTTAAAGTATAAAAGTCATCTAGTTTTTTTAACAAAGGTTTTAAATCTTCATCGCCCTTGTATGCATCTATTACTAAATTTTTTATTCTATCTTTTAACGGAACTTTAGTATTTTTTATAGTATCATGCACGGAGTCAAGTTGGTTTACATTAAAATCTTTTAGATATGCAGCACCTTGATCACCAACTCTTTTATAAATATCTGTGTATAAACCTTGTAGATTTTTAACAACAGAACTTTGAGGTATCTTTAACGCCTTACCAATCTCTTCTATTGTTGCGTTCTTATTATTTAATAAATAATTAAACGCTTCTATTTTTTTACTCCCAATATCTTTTAATTGTGTTTTAGCAGATTTAACACCAGCTGCCTGCATGGCTGCAGTTTTTGTATAGTTTTTAAATAGATCTGTTTTTTTAAATTGATTAAATTCTTTTTTTAATTTTTCTATAGGTCCAGTTGACAGTGGTCTGTCTACTACCGCTCTATATGGTTCTGCAGTGTATGATAGACCCGTAGTAAAATTACCAGCTTGAGTTTTATTAATAACAAAACGAACTCCCTTACCGTCAAGTTTGTTGACTCTATTTAATTTATCTATTTCTTTTCTTGCTTCTTTTAAAGCTAATCTATCATCAGCCATGATGACATGATCGGGTATGGGTCTGCCACCTTTTTCTGTAGTCACACCTTTTTCTTTCATTTTAGCATAACCTTGTCTAGTTCCACCAAACCCTGGTTTTACTAACATACCACCATCAGCTTTATTAAATCTTTTGTTTGCATCTTCAAACATTTCTCTGTCTAATGCTTGCTGTGGCCTTTGCATCTCACTTGCTGGAATTACCTCATCCTCGTCAAAGAGTTCCATAAGCTCTATGATTTTAAAATCTTTCATTATTCTCCTAACATGTAGGCGACACCACCACCTGCTCGTTTGATTTTTTTCTCGGGTATTTCTGATGCTTCTTCTATAATTTCTTTTTTAACTATCTCACTTATCTCATCGGCGTCTGCCGGTGTACCATCTTGATCAAAATCTACTCTGTACTCATCATACTCATCTGCTGGTGTCCCTTGTGTAGTCTCATCACCTCGTCCTTTTTTATAATCCATAACGGTTCTGTCCTCTATAGTGTCAAAAGCTTTGTCATCTGCAATTCCAATACCTCCCTTTTCTTTTACGATTTGCATATCACCTGTTCCAATATCTTCGGTCAATGTATACTCAGATCCATCTTTACCTTTGTAATTATATTCGTTTGTTCTTTCTTTAGGTTTTACTTTTGACTCTTTACCAAGAAGTTTTATCTTGTTTGCAAGATCAAAAAAATATGATGGTGGTGCTGACCCCACATCTTTTGCCGTTTCTTTTATAACTTGTTTAGTCGCTTCTTTTCCACTTGTTCCAACTAAACCAGATTTAATTGCAGCGATCGTTGCAGCAAGACTAGCCATGATTCCTAAAAACTTACGTTTGCTTGGACTACCAACTTTAAAACCTGCACGTCCACCTGTTGCCATGCCCTCGA